GAGATCGTAAGTTAGGCGACCAAGTTATTAGTGTAGTGGCAGCGGGTTACCGTTGTCAAGGTCGCTTAAAGACAAACATCAAATCTCCGTATACACTAGATGATCCGGCAAGTATACGTAAGTTATTTGGCGTGTGATATGCACTAGACGCATATCGTCTTTGCGTAAATATCGGTAGAAAAACGACCATTTTAGTAGTAAATATATGTGTGCAGGTGCAGCAATGCATCTGCAATATTTTTGACACATATAGACATACGAAAGAAAGAGAGAATATAAATGTTAACTTTAAGGCTGTTTGATAGTCTAACTAAAAACACTAAACCTACTATGACAGACAAAGAGCTGGCTGTTTGGGCTCGTACTGAATACAAGAAGGATGCTGAATACGCATACTTTCATATGAAGCAGTATGGAGTTGCTCCTAAGCTAGGAGTAGCAAAATGATATCACTGTTGACCGAATGGTATGCTAGAAACCGAACCTACAGAAAAACTTACAAAGAACTAAGTTCTTTAACTGTGCATCAACTCAAGGATCTAGGATTATGCTCCAGTTCAATTGAGCAAATTGCATTAGAGGCTGCTTATGGCAAGGAGGCTCGCTATGTTTAAAAATCTATTTAAAGCAAGAACCGAAAAAGATCGTATCGAAGAATATCTAGCCGATGCTGTTGATCTTGTTGACCTAGAGAATCGTATTAGAAGAATTGACCGTCACGAAGCACCGTGGCAGATCCGAGCAAATCAAAACTTAGCAGGGTGGGTGTAATGTTAGATCCAGATCACAGTTATCTCAGAGAAACTAAAGAAAACAAAAAAGGCGGCAAATGATGTGGAAGAAAATAATCTCATGGTTCGAATCTGCCGGACGTGCTAGAGCCGCTGCCGAACTTGCTCGCCAAGGTCGTCATGATCTTGCTCGTAAAATTATGTTAGGAGAAGGTGTATAATGGCACATATTCCATATTATGGTGAAGAAGAAGCAGTTAAAAAAGTCAGTAAGCCAATTGACAAAACTAAATAAATTTACTATTGTTAGCAAATAGCAATAGCTACACACAGGGATAGTTTATGATAATGAACATATGCAATCCAAACACACACAAAGGAAATAAAATTATGAACGACATGACAAAACAATTTGAACAATTTGCAGAGATGATGAAGGCAGCAATGCCACAAGTTAAACCAAACAAAAATGGTTACGAGATTCGCACTAAGGTGCTTGAAATGGCACAAAACCAAGCATGGCAGGATTTTCATGCAAAGTGGGGTCAATTTGAGACTTCAATTTCTAAGGACGGCAGTGACATGGTAACAAAGGTTACAATGCCAGACGTGCCCGGTGCAGAAAAGGTTTTAGAAGCTGCTGAAAAGTTTTACGCTTTCGTCAGCGGCTCAACTGATAAAAAATAATAATAAACTTAATTAACAACTTTAAAGTAGCCTTTGCGGGCTACTTTTTTTTGTCTATAAATATTATTATATGAATAGGAGTTTATATGGGATATAAAAATAATTTCCTGGTGAGTTTGCCGGTAATATCAGGCGGTAGCTTTAATAAAAGTGTCGTCTATATAGCAGACCACAATGGTGACGGTGCCAAAGGTTGGATCGTTAACAAACAATTAGAAGATAGTGTTGCTGAAAAGTTAAGAAAAGGTATGAACTTACAACTCAAAACGCCTATATATTACGGTGGGCCTGTTGACGTAAGTAGTGCATATGTGATTCATAGTAAAGATTTTAATCTTCCAGGAACAATTGAACTTAACCATAAACTTAGTATGACAAGAGACAAAGCTATTATTAACATAATGAACATAGGTCAGTTTCCAGAATATTGGCGTATTATTGTTGGCAGTAGTTCGTGGGGTCCAGGACAATTAGAATCGGAAATATACGGTAGTATTACAAACGGAGTAGGATGCTGGACTGCATTGCCATATAACAACAAACTTATGTGGGGAACATACCCAGAAGAACAATGGGACAGCGGCATTAGAATGAGCGCCGAAAACTTAACATCAACTGTGTTAAATTTTTAATTACTTTAATGTAGATCGTAACATCCAAGCATGTTTACGATACGCATCTTGTCTGCCGGCTAAAAAGTCTGCATAACCATGTTCGCCTACTTCTTCTGCAATTCTAAACACCATGCTGCACAACTCTGCCATTTTAACAGCATCTTGTGCTAAGATTGCAATCATTGTCATTGCATCGGGTTGGTCGTTTGATTCTGCAATAACAGACATAGCAGCAAATGCGCTAAATGAGCCAGGTGCATATGCATCTAACTTACGAATATTTTCAGCAAACAAATCTACACTAGCGTGAACTTCTTCATATATGTCGCCTAACAATGTATGGTATTCACTAAAGTTTGGACCTTCTACGTTCCAATGAAAGTTGTGTGCTTTAAGATAAAATCCAAATTCACTTGCAAATGCGATTTTAGATGCCTTGATTAGATCGGCCATAATATTAACTCCATTTTAACTATTTATTATGTTAGCGCAATATTATTTACCGCACAGTAAATATGACTAGAGGACCAAATATGACAAAATACGAACACAAAGAAGCCAACCGATATTACTGGATTGTCAAAGGGCATTTAATTCCAGATGCGTGGAGCGAAAAAGATATACTAAGTGTATATAACGGGTATTTTGATCGTATATGGGGAAACCACGAAAACGTTGTTCATGAAGATGGTTTCGAAGAAGCATGGACAAAAAAAATGTCAAAAAAGTAAAGATTTTACAAAAATTTCATACAACTGTTATACAGTTGTTACAATAGGATTGTAAATATTAGTGGAGATTGAAACATCTCCGAGGGACACTTAGACATATACACACAACACTCACAGAGTATAAACAGTTTCCCTTGCGTTAATATTAACAAAAGGATTAAAAATGAAAACTTTACTACTTAGCGCAGCACTGGTATTTGCTGCATCTACAGCATTTGCACGTGACAACGTTCAAGTAACAGGCTCATCGACTGTTCTTCCATATGCAACTATTGTTGCTGAATCATTTGGTGAAAATTTCGACTTTCAGACACCTGTAGTTGAAGGCGGCGGCTCTGGTGCTGGTCGTAAGAAACTATGTGAAGGAACAGGCGAAAACACTGTTGACATCGCAAATAGCAGTTCAAAAATGAAAGACGAAGAATGGGCTAAATGCGAAGAAACAGTTGGCAAAATTACCGAAGTCAGAATCGGGTATGACGGCATTGTGTTTGCATCAAATATCGATCAACTTAATATTGATGACTTGACTGTTGAACAACTATATAAAGCACTTCATGAGTCAAGCACTGCGAAACTTTGGAGTGATGTAGATCCAGCACTTCCAGAAGTAGCAATCCTTGCATACATTCCAGGAACCAAGCACGGCACTCGTGAAGTGTTTGATGTAAAGGTAATGGAAGGTGGTTGTAAAGCAGCACTTGGTGTCGAGAAACTCGATGACGATCAAAAGAAGGCCTGTGTAAAGGTAAGAACTGATGGTGCCGCTGTCGACATCGACGGCGATTATACAGAAACGCTTGCTCGTCTTGCAGCCAATCAAAAATCGCTAGGCGTATTTGGTCTTAGCTTCTATCAGAACAACACAGACAAACTAGAAGTTGCAACAGTTAGCGGAGTGTTCCCAAGTGTAGAAACAATCTCAAGTGGCGACTATCCGATCAGCCGTCCACTTTACTTCTATGTTAAGGATGCACATCTTGAAGTAATCCCAGGACTTAGAGAGTATGTACAGTTCTTCGTAAGTGACGAAATGGCAGGCCCAGACGGCCCGCTTGCACAATACGGTCTTGTTCCAGATCCAGAACTTGCAGCAACTCAAGCAGAGTGGGCTAACAAGTAATTTTAAAATAGTAATAGAGTGGGTAAAACCACTCTATTTTCTTGACTGATGCTAAGAAATAGTGTATAAATAAAATGTGACGTTGAAGTTCACTGAACACGTTCTGGACTCGGGGGCGGTACCCGACGACTCCACCAAAAGGAGATTAATATGAAAGTTTGCTGGTGTAAAGTAAAAGATACTATCAAACAATGCTGGTGTTTCTGTAAAAAGAAGTGCGGCTGTTAATCTATTTTTGCTGGGGTCGAAATAGGATCGACAGGCGGACTAGGCAGGATGGAGTTGCCCGGCGAAAGCTCGGTTAACGCAATAAAATTATAGTCGCAAACAGCAACTATGCTCCAATGGAGCGCATGGTAGCCTAAGGGTTACAGGGGTTGGCAACTTACCTGGCAACAGAAAAGTTGCACTTACACACAAGGACACATCATGCTTATTAAAATTATCAATTTGTTTAAACCTTCTTACTCAGGCGATATGAGTATGCATAGAATTTACACAACCAAATACGAAGACTTATGCCAATAAGTCATATCTAACAACGTAAGTGTAGATGAGCTATAAATAATATTATGCATTATAAAAGTATTTTTATATCAGACATACACTTAGGGACACGAGGTTGTCAGGCTGATGCATTATGTTCCTTCTTAAAAGCCAATACCTGCGATAACTTATTTCTAGTCGGAGATGTTATAGACGGTTGGCGTTTACAAAAACGTTGGTTCTTCCCTCAAAGTCACGCAAACGTTATAAGAAGAATACTAACAGCAGCAAAGCGTGATACCAATGTTTATTATATTTTAGGCAATCACGACGAAGCTTTTAGAAAATTTTTACAATTTGATATTGAAATTGGCAATATTAAAATTCTAGATAGATACGACTATATCGCAGTTAATGGTAAAACTTATTTGGTGATACATGGCGATTTTTTTGATGCTCTTATGGTAGACAAGAAATGGCTTATGCACATTGGTGATACGCTGTATGATCTGTCGATATGGTTTAATACGCATTTCAACAGAGTGCGTTTATTTTTTGGTTTTCCTTACTGGAGTTTAAGTAAGTGGCTCAAAGATAATACTAAACAAGCTGTTAATTTTATACACAAATACGAAAATCATGTCTCTGAGTATTGCAAGTTGCATAACTATAATGGTATAATTTGCGGACATATACATCATGCAGAAATAAAAACAATCTCGGGTATTGAATACATGAATGACGGTGATTGGGTTGAAAGCGCAACAGCATTATTAGAACACGAAGATGGAAGATTTGAATTATACTGGTATGAAAAAGATATTAATAATCACAGACAACCTCCCGGATCAGATTAACGGTGTGGTTACAACTTACAAAAATCTTGAACCGTATGCGATTCGTGACGGTTATACTGTTGATTATATTCATCCCGGGCGGTACCGCTATGTTGATTGTCCTAAGTATAACGAAGTCAAACTTGCTTATCCCAAGGGTTTTTGGAAAGAGATCCAGGAGATTGCTCCGGATTATATACACATCGCCACAGAAGGTCCTATGGGTTTGTTTGCTAGAAGGTATCTTACAGTATGTGGGTATCGCTACAATACTGCTTACCATACTAAGTTTCCTGAAGCTGTAAAAAAGTTATTTGGAGTGCCAGAGGCAATTACTTGGCCTATGATACGATGGTTTCATGCTAATTCTAATACAGTTCTCACCACAACAAACAGTATGGTAGACCAACTAAAATCAAAAGGATTTACTAACAATGTAAAACCTTGGACCAGAGGCGTTGATAGAACGTTGTTCAAACCAGTTAATAGATCAGCAGACAAGAGTTATCCGTCACTGGTGTGTGTAAGTAGAGTCAGTGCCGAAAAAAATCTAGAAGAATTTTTTGAATTAGATTATCCTAATTCTAGAAAAATAATGGTCGGCGATGGACCTAAACTCAACGAATACAAACAAAAATATCCAGAAGTTGAATTTGTAGGAGCCAAGAGAGGTAAAGAGTTAGCCGGCTATTACCAGTATGCTGACGTTTTTGTATTTCCTTCAAAGTGGGATACATTTGGATTAGTTATGATCGAAGCAATGGCCTGCGGAACACCTGTCGCAGCATACCCTGTGCAAGGTCCTCTTGATGTAATTGACCAAAACATCACAGGAGCAATGCACAACAATTTAAAAGAAGCAGTAAATAATGCTCTTCAGTTAAATCGAGAAACTGTTCATAGTGTAAGTCTAAAATGGAATTGGGAAAATGCCTGGAATATTTTTAGAGATAGTTTAGTAACAGTAAAATAAAATTAATTATTTGGAGACACAGATGAAACCCGATCTAACAGACTTTTCGGACAGAGTGGCGTATAGTTTAACAATGATCTTGCGTTGGCTTGCAGATACATTCTTTGCCAAGCGTTACGGCCATAGGGCAGTTGTATTAGAAACTGTAGCAGGTGTTCCGGGAATGGTTGCTGGAATGTGGAACCATCTTCGTAGTTTGCGTCGTATGCAACCAGACGACAGAGGATGGATCAAAACTCTGCTAGACGAAGCTGAAAATGAACGTATGCATTTGATGATCTTTATTGAGATTGCACAGCCCAGTCGACTAGAAAGATTGTTGATATTGTTTGCACAGTTTGTGTTCTGGCACTTCTACTTTGTTCTATATGTGTTGTTTCCACGAACTGCACACCGCATGGTCGGTTACTTTGAAGAACAAGCGGTTATTAGTTACACTCACTATCTAGACGAAATTGACGCTGGTAGAATTGAAAACATCGCTGCACCACAGATCGCTATTGATTATTATAAACTGCCAGCCGCTGCAACTTTGCGAGACGTGGTAATTGCTGTAAGAGCAGACGAGCAAGGTCATGCTGATGTAAATCACGGAATGGCAGATGAACTGGATTGAAATAGACGCAATACTTTATAAAATTATTGCAAGACACAATAACATTAACGATATGTTATCAGAAGCACAAAAACAGTTTAAATGGACACAAGAACAAGCAGACGATGCAATACGTCCATTGTTAGGTAGAATGGGGCAAACTGCGCCTACTACAATTAGTGCTACACCTAGAAAAACAAAACGTAAATAAATGGGTATCAATATGAGATGGGAAATTACCACACAGGCTAAAACGCATGTCGTGTCTGCTAACAGTAGTGTGGAAGCTGTTAGAAAAATTAGAGAACATGATGGTAGTGATATTAAAACTGCAAGAATACTTCCACAAAACACAGTGGATAAGATTAAGTCGTTTTGGTATTCGCTAGTAAAATAACTGTTGCACAAAAAGCACACACTGTAACACAAAATCACTGATTAGTGTAAAAAACCAAAAATAACGGTTTTAAAAAGATAATTAATACTGTATAAAAAAACTACACAACTAACTGACAAAAGTCAGTAACATATCTAAAGAGAGAATCTATGAAAAAACTATTCCTAACTACTGTTGCAGCAATCACATTTGCAGGCGCTGCATATGCTGCTGATGTTGGCGGCGAAGTATCTGTTGATGTTACAAAAGACATTGCAGGCAATTATGTAGCAGCACCTGGTGTTGACCTTTCATTTGGTGTTAAAGGCGAAGCTGCAACTGTATTTGCAGGTGTCGATGTAACTACTGATAATAGTGACCTAGTTCTAGACGGCTGGAACATCGGTGTTGCGTTCAGTGGCACTTCACTTAGCTTTGGCGACCAAGGCGACCTATTCAGCTTTGGCGGTCTAGAAGTTGTTGGTGGCGACACCCTTGCAGATGTAGCTGACGATCATGAATCACTAATCATCGGTCATGGAAACTTTGCTGCTCTTGTTGGTTTTACTGACATCGGTGCAGATGTAAGCGACATTGAAAATGTTCAGCTTGCATATGAAGGTAAAGCAGCTTCGGTAAGCTACAACGCAACTGTTGACTATAACTTAGACACAGAAGATTTTGTAGTTGGTGCGGCTGCAGCTACCACAATTGCAAGCGTTAATGCAGGTCTAGCAGTAACCTATGCAGATGCATTTGCATACGAAGCAACTGCTGGTTACAAAGTTGCAACTGTATTTGTCAACGGTGACGAAGCTGATGCTCTACAAAACATTGGTCTTGGCGTAAAGCACACCTTTAATGGTGCTGATCTATACGCAGAAGTTGGTTACAACGTTGACACTGAAGAAGCTACACCAGCATTTGGCGTAAGTTTCGCATTCTAATTCATACTTAGAATTTTATAAACAATGGCATCAAGGGGCAGGAAACTGCCCCTTTATTCTTTTTAAAGTAAATAATATATTGGTATTGACAACAACGATATAATACACTATATTAACAGTGTAACCGACGAAAGGACTTGCAATGGACGGCACGACACAGGGGTTGATTGCTGCAGGTATCGGAATTGTTTTGTTTCTGATGGGATATGTCAAAGGGTCTAGGACTGCGTCTAAAAGAACTCTTGATGCAATTATTATGCTTGGGTTGCTGGACATAAATGAAAAAGGCCAGTTAATTGCAGGTCCTAAGTTAAGGAATAAATAATCGTATAATAAGATTTTTTATTAATAATTGATTATGTTCGTTGATAAGAATCGGTAAAAAAGATCAACACCCTAAGTCCAGCGTAATGCTCACTTAGGGTGTTTTAATATAGAGTAGTCGCCGTTAGTCCGTGGCGGCGTTCCCAGATAAGATTTGACCTTCGACAGGGTATAAGGGCGAATAAATCCTACTGTAAGTTGAAAAATGCTGAGGGTAGAAGGGTCTCATTGCTGTCGTCCAAAGACAGTGAGGCTAACGGACTGCCAAATCATATACTTTAGTATAATACAAAAGTTTCCAAAAAATACAGTTAACCTATACTATAACTTTTGTTTAGAACTCCTTAAATAATTGTGAGGAGTGACAACATGGGATTGAGAGTGACAGTATTGAGCCTGTTTGTTTATGCATCTGCGGCGCAAGCGGGCGAATTAGTATTTGAATTTAATTCACCTGCATTTAGCGGCAATGGATACAGCACACACGTTTTAACCATTGCACAATTAGAGCAACAACGCAAAGATAAAATCGAAGCAGACATTCAAGCAGAACTAGATCGTCTTGACAGGGAATACAAAAGTTCAAATGCGTATAAATTTCAAAACAATCTAGAATCTAGAATATATGCACAACTTTCACGGCAGATTGCTGACAGTTTATTTGCTGAAGGTTCTGTATTAATTGATGGCGAGTGGTATGACGCAGAAACACCGTTCGGCGATGTTATATCTTGGAAGAGAGACCAGGATAGAATTTATGTAAAAGTAGTAGACTCAAACGGCGACGTCATTGCTGAATTTGATGTCCCAGTAGGGGAGTTTGCATTTTAATGAAAAGCGTATTAATAAGCACTATATTAGCATTTACACTTGCAGGTTGTGTATCAACAGTTGATGAAATCAAACCGGCACCTCCAGAGCCAATGGCTACAACAAACGAATTTTCTACTATTGCGCCTCCTGCAAATGGACCAATAGTAGCAGCCGTGTATGCGTTTGAAGACAAAACAGGGCAACGTAAGCCTAGTGATAGACTAGCGCATATTTCGACTGCAGTTACACAAGGTGCAGATGCATATGTTATACAAGCATTGCAAGAAGTAGGTGGCGGCAAGTGGTTCAAAGTAGTTGAAAGAGTTGGATTAGAAAATCTTGCAAGAGAACGTCAAATCATAACTCAGACAAGAGAAAGCGTTTCGGATCCTACACCTATTGCTCCGTTAATGTTTGCTGGAATAATCGTCGAAGGATCGATTGTAGGTTATGATAGCAATGTATTAACTGGTGGAGCGGGTGCTAGATACTTGGGCATAGGTCCAAGCACACAATACAGAGAAGACGTAGTTACAGTTACTATGAGAACAGTTAGTGTGCAAACTGGCGAAGTTTTAGCGAGTGTAGCAGTAACAAAAACTATAATGAGTACCAGCACAGATTTTAATGTGTTTAAGTTTATTGAAGCCGGCACACAAAACTTGGAAATTGAAATAGGTAATAGCCAAAACGAACCAGTATCTTATGCAGTAAAGACCGCAGTAGAGGCAGCGGTCATTGAAATGATAAAAGAAGGCGCAGATAAAGGGATCTGGGCTTTTAAACAATAAGATTTTTGTGAGGGCAAAAAATGAAAAAACTATTATTAACAACAGCATTAGTGTTGGGTGTTACAACCACACTACACGCTAGTGAAGTTTATATCGATCAAGCAGGCAACGGCACTAATGTAAATGTGCTGCAACAAAACGGAAACAACAGAATCAACACTGAAGCCAATCCTATGATTGTCAACGGCGATGATATTAATGTTGAGATTGTTCAGGATGGTGACGGAAACGTTGCAGAGATCTATATACAAGTAAGTGCTAACGATACTAATTTTGAATATAGAGTTGAAGGTGATCTAAACGAAATACTTGCAAACATCAACAGTGGCACAGACAACAACTTTGTTGCAGCCATCATAGGCAATGACAATACTATTACTTTCTGTAAAGATTATATTAACAGCAATTGCAACGGCATTCAAGTAAATCTAACTGATACAACACTGAACCTAACTGGTAACAACAACCAAATCAACTTTGCGTTGGATGCTGCTGATGCAACCAATGTGTTCAATGTTGGACAAACAACACCGAGCGATTTTAACGTAATCAATCTTACACAGACTACATCTGTGGGTCACATTGTGAATGTTAGCATAGACGGTGATACCAACACTGTGGATATAGTTCAACACTAATATGTGGAGAACTGTATTCATATTGCTAATGTTTATCCCTGGCTTAGTTATAGCCGAAGTTGGTTCAGTGACTGACTTCGAAGGCAATCCTGCAGAAGCTAGAAGAGACAGCGACAAAATGGCTGTTGAAATGGGCTTTGGCGTAGAAATGATGGACCAGCTAATCACTGCCAACACAAGACTTGGAATAACATTCGCAGACGACACTAGAGTTGAGATCACAGAACAAAGTCAATTGATCGTTGACGATTTTGTTTATGATCCAAACACTGGTGCTGGCAAAATGGCTATGAAAGTTGCATTAGGCACAGTTCAAATGACTTCCGGTCGTTTGGCTAAAACTAGTAGAGAAAATGTTGACATTACTACACCCACTGCAAGTATTACTGTTAGAGGCACAGACTTTAGTATGACAGTAGATGAAATCGGTCGTAGTCTAATTATTCTATTGCCTAGTTGTCCAGACGAAACTCTAAACGAAGATGAATGCCCAGTGGGATCTATCACAGTAAGCACAGACGCAGGTTCGGTAATACTTAACGAATCTTACCAAGGAACAATGGTATCACACAGTGGGTTGATGCCAGCTGATCCACGCAAGTTATTGCTCAACAGTTCCAACATCAACAACAATCTTATCATTGTTCCACCGGCAGAATTTCCTAGAGGTTTTGCAAACGACGATGAAGAAGAGGAATTTAAAACCGAGCTAGACGTGGACCTATTAGAAAACGAAGAACTGTCAGAAGATTTGTTAGCCGAAGATAAAGAACTAACTACTAATGCACTAGATGTAAACAGAATAAACAACACTTACTTGGATAACCTGCTAGATATCAATGCTGCATCATTGGAAAGCGAGTTAGAAGAAGAAGATAACGAAATACTGCCTAACATCAAAAACTTTCCTTGGATACAAACTGTAATCAATGAAGAATTTATCTCACTAGACTCTGATCGTTCGCCGCACATATCAATGCTAACACTCAGTTTAGACACACATGGCACCTATAATCTAAACCAGGATGGTGTAACGGCTGCGGTGCAACTGAATAGTGGAGGAACAAATGTTTCGTTCAATATTGTCCAAACTCAGTAATGCTATACTTGTTTACTTTATGTTTGTGAGTGCGGCATTTGCAGCCATTACTGATCTAAAACTCAGCACTGCACAGATATTTGATGTGCAATGGTATATTTCTGGCGGAACATTATATGCCAGTGGATTTAATTACATTTATGCAAGTGTAAACTATGCTACTCAAACTACATCAGCAGCAAGATGGACTGCAGCACAAACAGCCGATGCTAACAGTAATGGCAGATACATAGGGTTCTTTAACAGCACTACTAATCCTGGCACCTATGGTATGGCAGTATTCAACAGTGATGGAACAACATATAAAATTATTAACAATACCGGTTCTTTTAGGGCATTAGCAAATGGTGCAATCTTCTACAATGGCAACGGTATGTGGGGAACACTAATTACTACCGGACAAGGATATAATCTTGGACAAAGCGGATCGTGGTCAGTGACTCAAGACAATCCAAATAATAGCCAACTTCAAGCATATACTCCGCCAAGTTCAACACCGTTGGCAGCAGGTCAAACTGCTGGTCCTCCTCCTCCAGTTTCGACACCAATCTATAACAATAGTTCAAACGTTTACATAACAAATCACTATCCTACTAGCAATAATAGTCCAGCAGGCGAAGGTGCATCACAAGCATTTGATAATAATCCAAACACTAAGTATCTAAACTTTGACAAACAAAACGCAGGTGTTACTGTAAAATTAAATGCCGGTCGTGTGGTGAATGAGTTTACACTTACAACTGCAAATGACTTCTCAGGAAGAGACCCGACTAGTTATAAACTATATGCAAGCAATGACGGGGTGAACTGGACACTGATTCAAGAAGGACCATTGTCATTAAGCGAAAGCAGGTTTTGGACTAGTCCTAAAATTCCAGTAACTAATACTACTGCGTATGTATACTATTACATATTCTTTCCTACAACCAAGTCAGGCGAAGGCTGCGGGTTGAACTGCGATAGTATGCAGATTGCAGAAATTACATTCTACTACGATTCAAACAACACTACAACCTCAACGGCAACTGGCACAGGTTCTGTAACCAACCCCGGATCCGTTCCAACCCCAATTTATTCTTCAGGTATAAATCCAACACAAGCAATGCGTAGATCTGCTAACTTAGCACAAACTACTGGTAATAATGCAAATGTAAGTATTGAAGGTAACAACAATGTAGTGTCGGTGGAACAAATTGGTGGCGGACATTATGCAAGTGTAGTGATAGGCGGCAACAGTAATAGCATTGATACATTACAAACAACTGCTACATCCGCTAGACACTATTTAGAAGCGGCTGTGGATGGCAATAGCAACACACTGTTGTTACAGCAAAGGGACACAAGCAAAAACATGTTTGTTAGTGTATACGGTGATTACAACAATCTCACAGTAAATCAAAAAGGATTGGGCAATCACTATTTGGAAATGAACATAATTGGTGATGACCATGTTGCTAGTATAGTGCAAGATGGTAGTGGTAATCACGCTGCCACAATACAGTTAGAAAACGGCGGCGGCGCATGGAACTTTCAGTTAAACCAAAACGGATCCGTTAATCAGACCTACAGTTTACCACATGGGTTAAGTAATGGCAATACAGTATCGGGAGTATGCAACACATCATCAGGTTGCAACTTAATAGTAAATCAACAATAAGGTTATCAAATGAAGTGGCTAATCAATCTATTTAAAGGAAAAGAAGATGAAATACACACTGGACCATCGGACCTCCATATTAGAATTGCTGAAATCCAGGCCCGCATCGCCGCTGTTAGACGCCGCAATGGCTGGGACCAAGAACCCCATAAAAATACTAAAATACGATCCCAACCAGTGGTGGCCCAGGAAAAATTCAAAATAAACAACGAAGATCTAAAAGCCAAATTACTAGCAATAAAAAAATAAATACAATATGAAAAAAATATTGTTATCACCCGTTTGGAGCATTTTAGTATTAGGTTTGTTGGGCTGGCTACAGTTCGCTAATCCTGATTTTTTAGAAAGTCTAAGACTACGTTACTTTGACCAACTTATAGTAAATCAAGAACCCGTAGCCAATAATGTCTATACAGTAAACATAGACGAAGCAAGTCTTGCAGCAAACGGACAGTGGCCTTGGCCTAGGGGTGAATACGCCAAACTCATTGAAGATCTATATGCACGTGGTGCAGGATTGGTTGTATTCAATGTGTTGATGAGCGAATCTGACCGTGCCGGCCAAGATAGTATATTGTCTACAACAATCAGTAACTATCCTGTTATAGTTACAATGTTAGGAACAGCGGAGAACAAAAATGAACCAATCAATCCTGGTGCTAGTATTATTAATAGTGACTACATCGATCTTATTCCTTCCGTGCCTGGCATCACAGCAAACGTGCCTGCCATCGAAAGTGTGGCAGTTGGATCAGGGATTGTCAATACTTTTCCGGAAATAGACGGTGTTACAAGACGTGCTCCACTGATATTGGAAAGCGGCGGAATACTGTATCCTAATGTAACAATGGAAATTCTGCGTGTGCTTGCAGGCGATCCTAGTTTCCAGATCAAACTATCACCACTTGGCGTTGACAAACTTCGTATTCCACAATACGGTGTTCTACAAACAGACAGTGTGGGTAGGGTTTGGTTAGACTGGAGTCAAGGGTTTTCTAGTCACAGTGCTGCTGAGTTGCCGGAAGACTTTGCAGGCGGTATAGTGTTTGTAGGACCCACTGCGGCAGGCATTACACAGCCGATTGCAACAGCCGCAGGCGGTGTTTGGCCACATGAATTGCAAGCCACAATGTTAGGCACAGTGTTCAACCAAAGCAACATAGAACGCCCGGCATGGTCAAACAGTGCAGAACTTCTGGCATTTATACTTGCAGGTATAGTATTAATACTGGCAGCACGTTGGACCTATGTGGGCATTGGTATATTCTTAATCTTAGTAGGAGCATCAGTTGGCGGCAGTATCTATGCGTTTGCCACTTACAACTTCTTGCTAGACGGCTTTGTCCCAGCAACATTCTTGCTATTGGTAGGATTGGTAAGATATACTGTTAAGTTTGTGAGCGAGTTCTTACAAAAGCAAAAGATCAAAAAGCAATTTGGCGGATATGTATCACCTAAGATTGTTGACTTACTAGCTAAAGATCCGAGTGTAATAGAACGTGGAGTAAAGAAAAACATTTCTATTACTATGACTGATTTGCGTGGATTTACTCCATTGGGTGAAAGTTATGGTGATGATGTTGAAGGCTTACGTCAAATCATGAACGACTATATGGAAGCAATTACACAACCTGTATTGCACAACGAAGGCACTATTATCAAATACATCGGCGATGCAAGTTTACATATCAACGGTGCACCTTTTGACCAAGATAATCATGAATGTGTTGCAGTAAAGACTGCAATTGAAATGATAGATGCTGTGGAGGTGTTTAATGAAGAACTCAAAGCAAAGGGTAAGCCACCTGTTGGCATGGGCGCTGGTATTAATACTGGTCCTACAGTTATTGGTAATATTGGCAGTTATAAGCGTTATGGTTATGACGTTTTAGGCGACAGTGTAAGCACAGCCGCTCGACTCGAAGGACAAACTAAGCCATACGGTGTGTTATTAATTTTAGGACCAGAAACTGCCAAAGTAGCAAAGAATTTTTATCATGTGGTGGAATTAGATTGGCTTGCTGTAAAAGGTAAAACACAAGCGTTAACAATTTATACTGTTGTGTGGAAAGAAACTCCGAGAACTGATTTTTGGTTAACACACCAACAGTTCTTAGACGATTACAGATCTGGTGATTGGATACAGTCGATGGTTAAAGCAAATTGGTTAATCGATAACGGTCCAAAAACACTTGTTAAGTATTATCAAATGATGAAAGAACGTATTGATGACCTGGCAGAGTCGGATATTCAAAACTTCGACGGCGTTTATCGTGCAACCTCGAAGTAACAGGAAAAGAAAATGAATCTAATCAGACAGTTAACATTAATGCATATGCAAGCATACGAAACATGGTTTCAAACAACAATGTTTCCCATGATGCTAAAGCAAAGCAGCGAGTGGAATAAACTAAAATACAGCCTGATGGATTTAAAGTAAAATATTAATAAATACTATTATGGCATCATTAGAATCACCGTATATTCCGAACCAACCAACTACGCCGAAAGACGCAAATGGAATTGCACACAGCTCTCCTAAAGCGGATAGAGCTGCGGTTAAAGCTGCATGGGCAGCATGGGTTGCAGATTGGAAGACATATAACATAGGTGGAACTGGCATTGATCCCGGCCCGTTTGATTACACGGGATTTAACTATGCAGATGAGTAATTATGGGCGTTCAAAATCCAAATAGCACAAGTTATGTTCACCCAGATGAGCCTAATATACTAAACCTCCACAAAGCGATGGAGTATAACGCATTAGGGCAACCTATAATTCGCACAGTTGCAGGAGGCGGGACTGGCGGTATTGATGCGTTTGGTCGTATGCAAGTTGCAGAACCTTACACATTGTTTGACAGTCAACATCGTTATGCTGAGAACGAAAAGTTCTTTACAACATTATCCGGAAGTGCATCTAAAACATATGATGCAAATGCAAGCCTAGTTAATATGGTGGTCAGTGGTGCAAGTGGCGATAAAGTTGTAAGAGAAACAGATAGAGTATTTCCGTATCAACCAGGTAAAGCACTAGAAATATTTAACACATTTACTATGGCATCTGGGGCAACTGGTTTAAGACAACGTGTCGGTTATTTTAATGATAACAACGGAATATTTTTAGAACAAGCTAACAATCAACTCTTCTTAGTGCTTCGTAGTTACAGTAGCGGAAGTTTAGTAGAAAACAGAGTTGCACAAGCGAACTGGAATACTGACACTTTAGATGGCAATGGAAATAGTAAAATTACACTTGATGTTACTAAGAGCCAAATACAATTTATAGACATCGAATGGCTAGGTGTTGGAACAGTCCGTGCTGGATTTGTTATCGACGGTGCATTTGTAATTGCACATAAGTTTCATCATGCTAACAGCATCACAGGCACATATATGACAACTGCAACATTGCCCATTCGTTACGAAATTGAAAATACAGGTGCAACAGATGTTAGTTCAACTTTAAAACATATTTGTAATACAATTATTAGTAGCGGTGGTTTTAGTCCAACTGGTAGAAGTGTAACTGTAGGTCGTGGGTTGTCTTATTATAGTTTGCCAACTGCCGGAACGTTTTATCATTTAGTAAGTATAAAACTTTCGAGTGGTAGACTAGATGATGTTATTATACCGACTGATGTTAACGTTATGACAGACAGTAACCAAAACTTACAATTTAAACTTGTAAAAAATGCAACATTTGGGACAACACTTTCTTATACTGCGGCTAATAGTATTGAATACAGTATAACAAATTCAGCAGTCACCAATCAAGGGTCAGTATTATTAAGTGCATATATTGTTAACAAAGGCGAAGCACGTGGGTTTAATCTTAGTGATTTACTAAAATATCAGTTAACAAGAACTTCTACTGCAGATGTGTATAGTATAATTGTTACTGCGGATACAAATAATACCAATGCCACTGGCAATATTAGTTGGATGGAGCCGTTAAGAGGATAACATGGACTTTTTAACATTAGTAAGCGAAGTGGGATTTCCGATAGCAGGGGCGTTAGCTGCCGGAGGATTTGTCTTTTTGACACTAAAGTTTATCCTAGCTGGCGTAACTGGTGCAGCAACTACTCTTAAAAACATTATCGCCCAATTAGATAATCGTGTTCAAACTATGAACAACGACCTAGTTAAGATAGATGCACTATTAAGTTATACATTAGGTATTAAACCTAACGTGGATCGTATTGCTGCCAACGAAGGTAAAGAGGACGCTAGGAGAGACTAATGGAAATAGATATTGCAGCCGCAATCAAAGACTTTGGATTTCCAGTCATCGCTGCCTTTGGCATGGGATACTTTATATTCTTTATCTGGAAATGGGTAACAGAAGAAATCGATCCAGTTCTAGGTGCTACAATGGGAACACTTATTAAACTTGTAGATCGTATACGCATGTTAGACAATGACATGATACGTATGAACATGAAATTAAGTATGGTGCTCGAACACAGACATTTGCTTGACAAACAACTTACTCAAGAACAGAAATCAGAACTTGATGCCATAGTTGACAAGTATCAAACTCGTAGTAAGCAGTTTGATAGCACAGGTCAAAGTAAGCCCGCAGAACCAAAAAAAAATTAACTAAGCCACGCAAAGTTAAAAAAGTGTTTAATTATTTGAAAAAAAATAAAATGATAATTACATTTTTGGCAGTAGTAATTACAAATTCAATAGTGTTTTTTGTATTACCTTAACCAATACTGCTCTACACATTTATGACACTATATCAAGTGGTGTAGAACAAAAGGCACAAGAGTTTTTAACTACATCTTGTGCCTTTTATTGATTAGCGTTCGATTTTCTTAAAGTAGTCCTTACCCGGAACACGGATAAATTTCTTATCTGTTTGTTCCTTGTTAGGATTTTCGATAGTCACCATAGTCTTTCTGCCAGCACGATGTGCTTTAAGCTGATTCATGATACGATCAGCAGGATCCTTGCTAGCAGTTTTCATTGAAGATTGACGAAGACCTTGTGAAATAAAGCCTTTTGATTTGCCGCCCTTTTTTGCCATTGTAACTCTCCTATTGGCTATGTTTGTTTACGTTTGTTCACTATAGCAACTAGATAATTACTTGTCAACTAGATTATTTAAACATTGTTACTAAGCTAGGACCAAATGCACTTGCTGCCCAACCGATTGCAACAATAGCTGCAATGCCTACTGCTAACCATTTCATTTTGAAATCATCAACCGACATCTTAAATGCTACTAGTTCGTTACCTAGCACTCTTATTGATATTTCTAAATTACCCTTATCGTCGTTATCCATTATCTTCCCTTCTCTGCTCTTGCAACATAGTTATTTACATTAAATCGTTGACAAATGAAAAATTCGTTATAATGTAAATATGTTGTAATATGGAGATACAACTATGAAAAAGATATTGATTGCACTTGCCTTGATCGTCTCGGCATCTACTGCATTTGCACAGGAAAGCAAAAGTTTCGAAGTGTGGGGTAACGTAGTTGACATGGAGTCAATTTGGATCAAAACCCAACAACCGGTGCAGAATTGCTATATTGAAAATAGAACTACAAATAACAACAATGCTGCAGGCAGTGCGCTTACTGGTATGATTATCGGCGGACTACTTGGTAAAGGCGTTACTGGTAAAGATGATGGTGCAATTGCAGGCGCTGTTATCGGTGGCATGGTCGGTGCAAATAACGGCGCAAATAATTCGAGTGTTCGGCAAGTAGAAGTTTGCAACACTGAATACGTCACTCAAACTGTTGCAAATGAAGTTGATGTTATTTTTAATGTAATGGGTAATAATGTTCCAATTCGTATGAACGCTACACAAGCAAACAATTATTATGTAGGGCAACGTGTTCGCCTACGTCTTCGTCTACAACTATTGAATTAAAAATGA